CCATGGCCACCACCGAGATCGCCCAGATCGTCGCTGCCGGCGCGCGCATGGGCATCCAGGGCAAGGAGAACCTGCTCATTTATGCCGAGACTGCTGCGGTGATGGCCCATGCCTTCGACCTGCCGGTGGACAAGCTCGGCGAGGACATGGCGAAGGTCGCGCAGCTGTTCAAGGTCCCCATCAGGGAGATCGGCGCCCTCGGCGACGCGATCAACTACCTGGACGACAACGCCCTGGCCAAGGGCGGCGACATCATCGAGGTGATGAAGCGCATCGGCGGCACCGCCGCCATGGTGAACATGAATTTCAAGGAGGCGGCGGCGCTGGGCAGCACTTTCCTCAGCCTCGGCGCCGTACCGGAAGTGGCGGCCTCGGCGTCGAACGCGATGATCCGCGAGCTGTCGATAGCCACCATGCAGACCAAGCGATTCCGCGGCGGCCTGGAGATGCTCAAGCTCGACGCGAAATCGATCCAGCTCGGCATGACCAAGAACGCCACCGGCACCATCCTCAAGGTCCTCGAGGCGATCAAGGCGCTGCCGCAGGAGAAGCAGCTCGAGGCGGCGACGCGCATGTTCGGCAAGGAGTTCGGCGACGATGCCGCGAAGCTGGCGGGCAACCTCGACGAATACCGCCGGCAGCTGAAGCTGGTGAACGACGAGCGGGCGCGCGGCTCCATGCAGCGCGAGGGCGATGCGCGCAAGGACACCATCAACGCCCGCCTGCTGATGGCAAAGAACGCCTTCTTCAACTTGAGTTCCGACCTGGGTGAAACCCTCAAGCCGGCCCTCGTCGCCACCATGGAGAAGACGCTGGCCATTGTTCAGGCCGTGCGCGCCTGGGCGCGGGAAAACCCCGCACTCGCCGGCGGCATCATGTCGGTGGTGAAGTGGCTGGCCATCGGCATCTCCGCCCTCGGCGGCCTGGCGATCGTCGCCGCTGGCGTGCTGGCGCCGCTCGCCCTGCTCAAGTTCGGCCTGGCCGGCATCGGCCTGACCGGTGGCGCTGCCGCCGGCGCGCTCGGCCTGTTCGTCCTCAAGGCGGCGCTGATCGCCGGCGTCTTCTACGCCGCCTGGAAGGCCGGCGAGTGGCTCGCGGCGGGGATCGATAGCCTGGTCTCACGTATTGCCGGCTACAAGACGACGCTTGGCGGCTTCGTGTTCGACGTGATCCAGATGTTCAAGACCGGCGACTGGGCGGCCATCGGCGGCTACATCGTGCGCGGCATCGAGGCCGGCATCGACATGCTCACCGCCGGCCTGTATTCGAAGGTGAAGGGGCTGCTGCAGGGCATGGTGAATGCGGCCAAGGAGAAGCTCGGCATCAAGAGCCCCTCGCGCGTCTTCGCCGAGATCGGCGGCTTCACCATGGAAGGCCTGGAACAGGGCCTGCTGGGCGGCCAGGGCGGCCCCCTCGGCGCGATGCGCGACATGGCCAGGCGCATGGCCGCCGCCGGCGCCGGCGTGATGATCGGCGGCGCCGCCATGGCCGGCGAGCTGCCGCGCATCGACAGCCGGCCGCCGATCAGCATCCGGGCCGGGATCTCCGGCGGCGGCCAGGGCGGGCCGCTGGTTGGCACGCTCATCATCCAGGCGGCGCCGGGCATGGACGAAGCCGCCCTGGCGCGCCTGGTGGAGCAGAAGCTCATGCAGATCGAGGCCGGCCGCGCCGCCCGCGGCCGCAGCCGTCTGCGCGACTCGGAGTAAGCGGCCATGCTCGACGATCTGGACCTCCCGAACTTCGCCGGACTGGGCGGCTTGCCCAGCCTGCCCAGCCTGCCAAGCCTGCCCAGCATCCCCGGGCTGGGCAACCTGCCGGGAATGCCAAACCTGCCCGGCCTGGCCAGCCTGCCCGGCTATGCCGGCCTGATGCCGCAGATGATGATGACGCTGGGCTTGTTCGTTTTCGGCCTCTACACCGTGCCCTACCAGCAGCTCGCGCGGCAGACGCAGTGGCGCCACCCGTCGGCATCGCGCGTCGGCCGGCGGCCGGCCAGGCAGTACATCGGCCCCGGCGACGACACCATCGACCTCTCCGGCACGCTCTACCCGGAGCTCACCGGCGGCCGCATCTCGCTGGCGCTGCTGCGCGAGATGGCCGACACCGGCAAGGCCTGGCCGCTGATCCAGGGCGACGGCACCTTCTACGGCCTCTTCATCATCGAGAACATCACCGAGACCGGCAGCGTGTTCTTCCCGGACGGCGCGGCGCGCAAGATCGACTTCGGCATCAAGCTCACGCGCGTCGACGACGAAGAGGTCGATCTCCTCGGCGCCATGACCGAGAGCCTGATGGCGCTGCTGTGATCAGGCCGCACCCGCACCCCATCTACGACCTCTCGGTGGACGGCCGAAACGTCACCGCCACCCTCAAAGGCCGCCTGGGCAGCCTCACCCTCACCGACAACCGCGGCTTCGAGGCCGACCAGCTCGACATCGTGCTGGACGACACCGACGGCCGCCTGGACCTGCCGCCGCGCGGCGCGGAGATCCGCGCCGCCATCGGCTGGGAGGACACCGGCCTCGAGGACAAGGGCAGCTACACGGTCGACGAGATCGAGCACAGCGGCGCGCCGGATCTCCTCACCATCCGCGCCCGCAGCGCGGACCTGCGCGGCGGCCTGTCCACCCAGATGGAGCGCTCTTTCCACGGCAAGACGGTGGGCGACATCGTGCGCACCGTCGCCGCCGAAAACGACCTGGTGCCGGTGGTCGACGCGCGCCTGGCGGCGCAGGTGATCGAGCACATCGACCAGACCAATGAATCGAGCGCCAACCTGCTCACCCGCATGGCCGGCATGTTCGACGCCATCGCCACGGTCAAGGCCGGCCGGCTGCTCTTCCTGGCCACGGGCAGCGCGGCGAGTGCCAGCGGCACGCCGCTCGAGCGCGTCGTCATCACCCGGCAAGACGGCGACAGCCACCGCTTCAGCCTCGCCGACCGCGAGACCTACACCGCCGTCCGGGCCAACTGGCACGACACCGAGCACGCCACGAAGGGCGAGGTGATCTGGGGCAAGGAGGAAGACGAGGTCGAGCGCAACCGCCGGCCGGCGCCGCAGCCGTCCGCCGGCGCCGCGCAGTACCGCAGCGTGGGCACGACCCAGAAGAGCCGCGCCAGGGCCCACCGGCTGGCTGTTAAGGAATGGAAGCGGCTGTCGAAGTCGGCCGCCTTCCGGGCGCAGTACGCCGGCGTGCGCGTCGCCTACGACGACAGGGTGCTGGGCACCCAGGGCGAGGTCACCTACGGCGCAGCGGACATGGAGAAGGCGAAGCAGAACGCCGCCAGGCAGGCCCGGCGAGACGCCGAGCGGCTCGCCGGCGCGCGGCCCGAATCCGCCTTCGACCACAGTGCCGACAACATCAAGACGCTGCGCCACGTTTACGCGAACAAGACCAACGCCATGCGCGCCGCGCGCGCCGAGTGGCGCCGGCTGCAGCGCGGCATGGCCGCCTTCAGCATCACCCTGGCGCGCGGCCGGGCAGACCTGTCCCCGGAAGTGCCGGCCACCGTCACCGGCTGGAAGCCCTCGATCGACAATACCGACTGGCTCATCGTCCGCGTGACGCACAACCTCAACGACAGCGGCTACACCACCACACTCGAGCTGGAGATCCGGGCGACGGAGATCCCGGGGTAAAATTCCGGGCATCGGATCGTCATGGCAGCGCGCGCCGAGATCATCCGGAAATGTCGCGATCTGTTTGGAGGGGATCATGAAGAGGCTCATTCTGGCTTGCGCGGTCCTTGTTGCGGCGCCGGCGTCTGCCGCCGGCTCCACCGCTGCCTTGTGCGACGCGATGAATGCAGACCATGACGGCATTCGTTGCCGCGTGAGCAATATCGACGGGCTCGGCAGCACGCTGTTAATCAGGGTGCATGCCCGCAAGGGCGACGAAGAAAAGCGCATCGCCAGAGCCAAGATCGCCACACGCCAGGCCATCGACACCTTCATCGCCGAAGGCGGCGTGTACATCAAGATGCGCACCACGCGACCAGACGGCGTCGAGGTCGAGCGCACCTGCTCGAAAATAAAGGGCAGGAAATCAGAGCACTGCGGCGAGTGGACGCCGGTGAAAGAGTAGGTCAGCAGCCTAGCGCTGTGCCGCTGGCTGTTTCAGGTCAACATTCCAAAGATGGGCAACGAGCCGCTGAAAGGGGCCGAGTGGCTTGATAAGCTCAGGGTGGTCATACGCTGCGGCGAGCTCGTTCTGGCACAGGCGCACCAGACCGGACAAAGCCGCCGGCTCCGAGGCCTCGAGGCTGTGCAACTGCGCAGACCAGCCGGCGAGATCCGCCTCGGTGAATTCGCGCTCGCCTTTCCCGACAATCTGCGCCTCAAGCTGGATGAAGTCGCGGGCCAGTTCTGAATGGCGCCTGGCACGGTCCGAGAAACTGAACACCAGGGCGAACGTGGAGCTCACCGTGATCAGCGCGGCCACGTACATCATGTTCGGCTCGCCGCCGATTTTCCAGAATGCAGCGGAGCCGCCGATCACGGCGATGGCCTTGGCGGACTTGTCCAGCACATCAAAAAAGCGCGACCGTTTCTGATGGTAGAGCACGGACAGCTCGATGCGATATATCACCGAGTGCCGCTTGTCCCAGAGGTAATCCAGTTCTTCGCTCATTTGTCCTTGGTCGGTGGACGGGTGCTTGCCGGCGGGGTCGGATCTACTGGCCTTACAGTCTGCGAACCGCCAACATCGCGCCCCGGGAATACCCCAGATCTTTGCTCCCGTTGCGGCTGGGCCGGTTGCGGTTTCGGTGCAGGCGTTGGCGCCCGCTTTTTGTCTCCAGACATAATCTACCCCCTTTAGGTTTCAACGTCCAAGGGACGCCTTGCATTGTCGCTTCTGCTCAAAATAATCCTTTGCTGCCAGAGTCGTTTTAGGCAGCTTTCCGCCTGCCTTGAACTGATCATCAGCGTAGTTCATGAATGCATTTACCGCCATCTGGCAGCGCCGGTAGCGGTCGATTGATTCGTCGCCCATCGGTGGCCATTTCTGAGCCATGGCTGAGGCCGGTCGCTGCACCTCTCTTGCATAGGCATCACGATCCATCTGGGCGGCGGCTCGCCCAAGCAGCGACTCACTACGCTCGAGGAAGCGATAGGTTTCTGTTCCAAGCGCGCGTCCGACATCTCCGGCCATGACCGTCACCGAGAACAGTGTAAAAATGACGGCTGTCGTCGTCTTCATCTTTCACCACTATGAGAGAGCGGAAAGCCAGACTTCTTCTGTAATAATGAGGGGCCCACCCCCCTGCCCGCGCAACGCATGGGCCCGCTCGATTTTTCTGCCGTAGCTCTCATGCTTCCAATCCGGAGAAACGAAGGCACCGAGCACGAGGTAATGCGTCTGCTTCGTCACGTCGTCATCGATAATCGCGCCCCTGGCCATGACCGCATCCTGGCATTTCTTGCGCGGGCCGTAGGCGAATTTTCCGGTGAAGCAAAATCGCCGCTCGACAAAGTGAATGCTGTCCACATCATCGGCCGGGACTGCAGCCGCCTCGGCCGCAGCTGCGCCGGTTTCATTGAACCTGTTGCCGGAGATCTGCTGCAGGGTTTCCAGCAGGTCTGTGCGTTCCTCCTCAGACACGACCCCATCGGAGAGAATCGCCCGCACGCGGCGGGCTACCTGATCTCCTGGGAATTGATTGGAAACCTCAATATTCTCAGCAAGCCACGTCGAAAGAAATAAAACTTCGACGTCGTTACACACACCATCCGCCGCGATGCCGGCACAAATGCCGATGAGTTGATCGACCGCCCTGGCCAAACGGCGCTTGGCATTGAAATTGGTACGTTCACCGCCTAAATCGACCATGACAACTCCCTATGCCTTTGGCGTATTTATTTAGTGTAACACTTCATTCGTGCCCAGGCTTGGCTAGCCGCCGCGCCATGGCCAGCAGCAGTTCGGCATCCTCCTGCGACAGCGCCATTTCCGCGACGGCCGCGGCCACGCGATAGGCCGGCCTTTCGTAGGCGGTGCGCTCCATGGTCACCGCCGGTACGGCGCGGTCTCCAGAGACGATATAGATCAGATCCGCGCCCGCCGAGACGAACTCGGCCAGGTCGAACAATGTGGGAGCCGTCGCCCCGCTTTCCCAACTGCGCAGCGTTTTCGGGTCCTTGACGCCGATCAGCTTGCAGAGCGCCTCCTGCGAAAACCCGAGCCGCTTCCGCTCGGATTTAAGCCTTGCGCCCATTTCGGGAAAAAACCCCCATCATTGGTTGACATCCGGGAAATTTCCCCCTATTCTGTTGTGTAACACTGATACGGAATGCACTATGCCTAAGCGCACAACCTCTCGCAACCCGAAGGGCGTTGTCACCACAAAGCCCATCGCCCTCCGCCTCATGCCAGGCGAATTGGACGATGCAAAACGCATTGCCAAGGCGAAGCACTGCTCGAGGTCATCCCTCGCTCGCGAGGCCTACCTGGCCGGCCTGCCGCTCGTCGCGGCCGACGTCGCACCTTCCAAAGCCTAGACACCGGGAGCCGACAGGTCATGCAGCATCGCACGCACATTCCCGCCACCTGGATCGCCACGCTGCGCGGCGCCGTCGAGGAGTGGCGGCGCGACAACGGCTGGAGCCGGGAGTCGGTGGCCGGCATGATCGTGCAGGCGCATGAGCGCATCGGCGGCCCGCGCGCCACCGGCATCGCCTTCGACCCGCCGACGCGCGACACCTTCGAGCGCATGCGGGTCAACGCCGACCGCATCTTCCGCTGGCTGGACGACGTCACCAAGGACCGCAACCACCTGCCGGCGAACTTCATCCCCTCGATCCTGGCGGCGCTGCCGGACGGGCTGCGCCTGCACGCCCTGGACGAGATGCTGCGGCCCTTCGGCATCGCCTGCCGCACGGTCGGCGGCGAGGCTTCCATCGAGGCCATCGGCCCGCTCTTCCGCTCCATGCTGACGGAGGGCGCCCAGGCTGAGGTGGCGGCGGCGGATCTGCTCGACGGGGCGTCGCCCGAGGAACTGCGCATCGCGCAGCGCGAGATCGCCGAGGACATCGCCGCGCGCAACCGCATGCTGGAGGCTGTCGAGTCCGCGCTCGCAGCGGGAGCAAAGCCGTGATCAGGGCCATCCTGTCAGGGCTCGCAGCCGGCCTCGCCGCGCTGGCGATCGCGGCCCTCCTCGTAGGCCTGCTGGTGGCGCTCGCATGAGGATCAAGTGCCCCCACTGCGGCCAGACGGCGAAGATCCGCACCAGCCGGGCCATGAGCGAGTCCGTGGTGGAGCACCACCTGCAGTGCCAGAACATCGAGTGCGCCCACACCTGGGTGGCGCACACCGCGGCGGTGCGCACCATCGCGCCGTCGATGACGCCGAATCCTAAGGTCTTCATCCCGCTCTCGCCGCGCTCGCCGGCGGTGAAGGCGGCCGAGAAGAACCAGTTGGAGTTGCCCATGGAATCCCTCCACCCGCGCGCCATGGCTCTCAACACCGGCTAGACCGCCACCGCGCTCCCACTCTGAAGCATGCATGTGACATGCCGGTTTCCGGCGTGCAGGGACTTTTTTTGCCAAAAAAACGATGAACGAACAGCTCCACAACGACATCCGCGCCCGCCTGGACAGGGACTTCGGCTTCGAGAAGAAGCAGAGCAGCAACTTCCTGCAGAAGGGGAAGTGCCCGTCCTGCGGGAAAAAGGAGATGTACGCCAGCGCCGAGCGCCCCTGGGTGCTGCGCTGCGGCCGGGCGAGCAAATGCGGTGCGGAATACCACGTCAAGGAGCTCTACCCGGATCTATTCGAGTCCTGGTCGGAGCGCCACAGGAAAACCCCCGAGGCGCCCAACGCGGCCGCCGACGCCTACCTGCGCGACGCGCGCGGCTTCGACCTGGCCCGGATCGCCGGCTGGTACGCGCAGGAGAGCTACTACGACGCGGAGAAGAAGATCGGCTCGGCCACGGTGCGCTTCGCCCTCGCCGGCGGCGCCTGGTGGGAACGCATCATCGATCAGCCGGGCCGCTTCGGCAGCCGCAAGGCGACCTTCCACGGCCAGTACGCCGGCACCTGGTGGGCGCCGCCCTCGCTGACGGATATCCCGGAGGAGCTGTGGATCGTCGAGGGCATCTTCGACGCCATCGCCTGGCTGCACCACGACGTGGCGGCGGTGGCGGCGATGAGCTGCAACAACTACCCGGGCACGGCGCTGGCGGCGCTGGCCGAGCGCTGCAAGGCGGCGGAGAAGGACCGGCCGCGCCTGGTGTGGGCGCTCGACGGCGACAAGGCCGGCCGCAAGTTCGCCCGCCAGTGGGCGAAGAAGAGCCGCGAGGAAGGCTGGGAGGCCTCCGCCGCGACGATCCCCTTCGAGGGCAAGGCGAAGCTCGACTGGAACGACATGCACCAGCGCGGCCGCCTCGGGTCGAAGGACATCGAGCGCTACCGCTACCACGGCGCGCTGCTGCTGGCCGAGAGCGCGCAGGAAAAGGCGCTGCTGATGTATCGGCGCAACGGCTGGAACGCCTTCAGCTTCGAGTTCGACAACCGGCTGCACTGGTTCAAGCTCGACCTGGACCGCTACCACAAGGTGATGGAGCAGTACCAGGACGACAAGTCCCTCAGCGACGAGAAGCGGCGCGACCTCGCGCTCACCGAATCCGGCACCGTCAGCGAGATCGCCAACTGCTACCCGACGGCGCTGTACTACCAGGCGAATCTGATCACCGACGAGAGCTGGTACTACTTCAGAGTCGACTTCCCGCACGACGGGCCGTCCGTCAACAACACCTTCACCGGCGGGCAGCTCGCATCTCCCTCAGAGTTCAAGAAGCGAATGCTTTCCATCGCCCCTGGGGCGGTGTTCACCGGCACGGCCGGGCAACTCGATGCCATGCTCAAGCGCTGGCTCGGCCGCATCAAGACGGTGGAGACAGTGGATTTCATCGGCTACAGCGCGGAACACCAATGCTGGGTGTTCAACGACGTTGCCGTGAAGGCGGGCAAGCTGCACGCCATCAACGATGAGGACTACTTCGACATCGGCCGCCTCTCGGTGAAGAGCCTGAGCCGGTCCCTGAAGCTGCGCATCAATGCCGACCTCAAGGAATTCAGCACAGCCTGGATGCCGCTCCTGTGGCAGTGCTACCAATACAAAGGTGTCGTCGCGCTGGCCTTCTGGCTCGGATCGCTCTTCGCCGAACAGATCCGCGACAAGCAGGCATCCTACCCATTTTTAGAGTTGGTGGGCGAGCCTGGCGCCGGCAAGACGACGCTGATCGAGTTCTTGTGGAAGTTGTGTGGGCGTCGCAGTTACGAGGGATTCGATCCGGCACGTTCGTCCATCGCCGCCCGGGCGCGCAATTTCAGCCAGGTCTCCAACCTCCCCGTCGTCCTGATCGAGTCAGACCGCGGGAGCGAGGAGCGCGACCGCGTCAAGCAGAAAAGCTTCGACTGGGAGGAACTGAAAAACCTCTACGACGGCGGAAGCATCTACAGCCGCGGCGTCAAGAACACCGGCAATGACACCTACGAGCCGCCGTTCCGCGGCGCCATCGTCATAGCACAGAACGCCCGCGTCCAGGCCCACGAGGCGATCATGCAGCGCCTTCTGCACGTGGACTTCGATCTCGCCTCCCACAGCGCGGAGGGCAAGGCCGCCGGCGAAGCCCTGAAGGCGATGGACATCGAGGCCGTCTCCGGCTTCATCCTCAAGGCGACGCTCTCCGAGGCGGCGATTCTCGCCACCATGACCGAGCGCATCCCCCACCACGAGCGCCGCCTGGCCGCCGTCAATGGCGTCAAGAACGACCGCATTGTCAAGAACCACGCCCAGCTCGCCGCCCTTGTTGACGCGCTGGCGCAGCTAGTTCCCATCGGTGCCTCGGAACTGCGGCAGACACAGACGTTCATCGAAGACATGGCACTGGAGCGCCAGGAGTCAATCAACGACGATCATCCTGTGGTGCAGGAGTTCTGGGACGCCTACGACTACATCAACGGCGACGACGAGGTGGGGATACTCAACCATCATCGAAAGAGCTCCGAACTCATTGCCATCAACTTCCCACACTTCATCCAGGTAGCCAGCGAGCGCCGCCAGCAGCTGCCGGATCTGCGCGACCTGAAGAAGCTCTTGAAGACCAGCCGTGTACGCAAGTTCATCGACATCCGTCCGGTGAACAGCGTCATCAACGCCCGCTACAACACCCGCAAGGACAACGATGCCCAGGCCAAGAAAGACACCGTCAAGTGCTGGGTCTTCGAAAACACCCCGCGGGAGCCCTCCCGCTAACCCACGAAAGGAGATCCACCATGCAGTCGATTCAGGACACCAAGGACATCTTCCGCATCATGGAGGCGGCGATCGCCATGCTGGACCTGGTCCAGTCCGGCGAGATCGCCTCCGACGCCCCCGAGCACCTGGCCAAGGCCACCAGCGTGGCCGACCGCCTGCAGGCGGCCGTCGAGCGCCTGCGCCCCGCCCTGCAGGTGCACGAGAGCCCCTTCCTCGCTCACCGCAAGACCATCCTCGGCGGCGGCGGCACGGCGCGCAAGCTGGCAGACCTGACGCTGCACCTCTTCAACGAGGGCCACCCGGTGCGTCTGGGCAGCCTGCTGCGCAACGCCGACGAGGAAAACCTGCGCATCGCGCTCGAGTGCATCGCCGGCTACGCCCACAACGGCGAGCGCGACCCGCACTTCATGCGCCTGGCGCGCGAGATCCTCGATCTGCGCGACGCCGAGCGGCAGCAGGCGGCCTGAGCGGAGGCGCGCCATGGGCCAGCAGACGATCCTGACGCCGCTCGACGAAGCCAAGCGCATCGCCCGCAGCCACAACATGTTCGTGGCCGTGAAAGGCGGGCGCTTCCTGCTCTACCGCCGCATGCCGAACCGCAACGTGCTGATCGGCACGCGCGGCACGGACAAGGATCTGCTCGGCCTCGTCCGCCACTCGGCCGGGTCACGCTGACATGCCGACCCTCAAGGACTGGCGCGACGCCCTGCTGGGCCTGGCCATTTATTTCCTGCTGCTGGCGCTCTGCGACCCCGCGCCGGCAGCCGAGATCCACGGGGACGCAAACAAGGAGAGAACCATGGAGGCAACACTCGGCAACGCCGCCGCCATCCCGGACAACGCCCAGGTGCTGGCCATCGCCAGGCAGGCCCGCGAGGCCGGCATGCAGATCATCCACAACGGCCGCGACATCGTCGTCTCGCCGGTCTGCCCGCCCGGCTGGCGGCCGGTGATCGTCAAGGTCAAGGACACCCAGGAGGTGAGCGATGGAAACTGAACACACCGAACCGATGCCGGGCTGGGCCACCGGCGCGGCCGCGAGCCACATGCAGGTGGGCGCCCAGCTGCGCACCCGCGACGGCCGGCGCATCGGCAACGCCGTCACGGTCGGCGCGCGCGATATCCACGGCAAGACGTTTGCCGCCATCGTCACGGATGCCGGCACCTGGCTCAACCTGACCGAGCTGGAGCTGGACCAGTTGTTCCACCCGCCGCAGTGGCTGATGCGAATCGACGATCACCCGGGGCTGAAGCGTCACGGCTACCACATCCCGCTGGAGGATTTGCGTATCCTGGCCGACGCGATCTGCGCCCTCGACGCGGCCACCCTGCCGGAGGACAAGCAGCGGGTCACCCAGTGCCACGCCATCATCCGCCGTGCCCTGGGGACTGACTTTCAGCTGATCTACTGCGAGGAGGACGCCACCCCTGTGCAGGTGATCGGTGTGGACATGGCTGCCGGCGAGGTGCGGCCATGACCGCCTGGCCCGACATCGTCAATGGCGGCTTCGAGGCGGCCGCCGGCATCGCCGTCCTGAACCACTGCTTCGCCCTCTGGCGCGACAAGGAGGTGCGCGGGCTGTCGGTGGCCAGCGTGGCCTTCTTCGCCGCCTGGGGTGTCTGGAACCTCTTCTACTACCCGCACCTCGACCAGTTCTACAGCTTCGCCGGCGGCGTCTTCATCACCCTCGCCAACGCCATCTACGTGGCCATGCTGGTGCACTTCACCGGCGGCTGGCGCGACCTCGGCCGGCGCATCCGCGAGCGGCTCGCCGGCTGGACGGTGTGCCGCGTCAAGGGCTGCCACTACGGCACTCACTGCTTCCACAGCAAGGCCCTGTATTTCTGCACACGCTGCGGGAAAGAGCTCACCGGCCGCACCTTCGCCGACCTGGAGCCATTGACCGCCGACGAGCTCGAGGAGCTGCAGCGGGAGTGGGCGGCGGAGGCCAGGCCATGAATGCGCCTCTGCTTACCGAAGACCAAGTGCGCGAGATCGCGCAGGCATACGACGGCACCACGGAGACGATCGAGGCGCTGATGACGAAATACCGCGTCCGCCGCCACAACATCATCAAGGCGGCGAAGCGCGGCGGCTACCGTACGAAACGGGTGCGCATCGAGTGGACGCCGGAGAAGGACCAGTATCTGCGCGACAACTGGGGCAAGGTGCCGCCCGCGGAGATCCAGGCGCACCTGGGCTGCGGTATCTCGGCGCTGGCCAACCGCCTCAAGCGCATCGGCCATTCGACCCGGGACAACGAGGACTTCACGATCTACGACCTGGAGCACCTCACGCGGCTCGATCATCGCCTGTGGCGGCGCTTCATCGACGACGGCTGGCTGAAGAGCTACCCGGAATACGGCCGCAACGGCAAGCTGTGGTCGCGGCGGGTGAAGGTGGAGTGGCTGTCGGCCTTCCTGCGCAAGCACCCGGAGATATTCGACTACCGCGCCGCCGACAAGTACACGCGCGGCGTGCTCGAGCTGGACCGCCTGCCGCCTCCCCCGAAGTTCATGCGCCTGACCTGCCGCTCGGACAACTGGAAGGACGGCGCCCGGCCGACGCCGACAGGGTTCCGTATCCATCACGGCGAGGTCGAACTGGTCGAGCGCGAGCACCGCTACAGCCTGGAGAGCTGCGCCGCCGTCGGCGGCACGGACTTCTGGGCGCCGCTTTACGCCAACGCCACCTGCCCGCGCTGCGGCTGCATCGTCTCGCGCTTCAGCGAGAAGGCGCTCTTCGCCGACGAGGATCCCGGCGAGGCGGACACCCTGGCGGCGATCGCCGGCAAGCTTGGCCTGGCGTGGCGCGACGGGCGCTTCTGGACGCAGGCCGGCGCGCCGGTGGGCGAGGAGGACCTGCTGCGCTACGTCTTCAGCACGAAGCGCAACGCCGGGCGCGCCTTCCTGTCCTTCCGCAAGCTGCTGGAGGCGGGCATGACGGTGGCGCCGCCCAACCCGGTGCCGGCCGGGCGGGTGCTGCCGGCGGTGCTGGGCTACGCCTTGCGCGAGGGCCAGCGGCGGGCCTTCGAGGCCTTTCTGGCCAGCGGCAACGTCGGCATCTATTGGCCGCCCGGGCAGGGCAAGATGTACTTCCTGGGCCAGGTCTTCTCGCGCATTGCCGGGGAGCACGTGCTGTTCGTGCACACCCGCACGATCCGCGACCAGTGGATCGCCTTCTTCCGCGAGCACGGCCGGATGCGCGTGGCGGAGGTGAAGACGCCCTACCACCACCGGGTCGACATCCTCGACGCCTGCGGCGCGGTGCGCAGCCAGGTGCGGATCTTCGGCTATGCGACCCGGCACCGCTTCGACCGCGACCGCTTCACGGTGGCCGGCTTCGACGAGGCGCAGTTCCTGCCCGGGAACAACGCCAGCCGGCTGTCGACCATCGGCTCGGAATATCGGGTCGGCCTCTCGGCGACGCCGTTCAGAGAAGACGGGCGCGCCGACCTGATCCAGATGATGACTGGCCTGGCGCTGGGCGAGGACTGGCAGGAGTTCCGCGACGCCGGGATGATCCCGGACGTCCCGGTGCGGGTGCTGATCGTGCGCGATCTCGAGGAGAAGTTCCGCGCCCTCGGCCGCACCCCGAGCCGGCGCAAGACGATCGTGTTCTCCGATGCGATCGCCGACGGCAAGCGCATTTCCGACGAGCTGGGCATCCCCTTCATCCACGCCGACACGAAGCGCCGCCTCGACGTGCTAGCCGGCCACCGCGCCGTTGCTATGTCGCGGGTGGGCGACTGCGGCCTGGACGTGCAGGATCTGGAGGAGGTGATCGAGTTCAACTTCCACCACGGCAGCCGGGCGCAGTCCCTGCAGCGGCTTGGCCGGCTGCTGCATTCGAGGAAGCCCTTCCGCCACACCGTGCTGATGACCGTGAAGGAATTCGGCCTCTACCACAAGCGCCTGTCGGCGCTGGAGGTGAAGGGCTTCCGCATCCGCATCGAGATGCACCGCGACCGCCCGCCGCGCGGCCGGCCGCCGGCGGAGAAGCCGGTGAGCGTGTGGGCGCAGATTCTCGGCGTGAAGCCGTCGCCGGCGCGCGGCGCGCCGATCGAGAGCAATGCCGACAAGCGCGCCCGGGTGATGCGCAGGATCGAGGAGCGGACAGGGGCGAGGGCGGCGGCATGACGGATCAACCGAAAGGATAAAAAAATGTCTTTTGCAAAACTCTACGGACCTGACGATGACCAGGTTCTCGTGACGATCGACGTCGGCGCCGCCGACAATCGGCCGGAGGTGCGCGTGCATTTCCAGCCGGAAGGCCTCGGCGTCTGTTCGACCGCCCTGCAGTTCCCGGACACCGACGACGGTTGGAACAAAGCCGATGCGGCCTTCGCGGCCATGGACGAAGAGAAGGCACGGAAGATGATCAAGGTGCACCTCTCTCGCCTGGGCATGGAGGACGTTTATGACCGATAAAAGCGCCATCGAATGGACCGACGCGACCTGGTCGCCGGTCACCGGCTGCGACCCGATCTCGGCCGGCTGCAAGCACTGCTACGCGAAGCGGGAGGTGGAGACCCGCTGGTCGAAGAACCCGAAGAGCGAGTGGTTCGGCCGCCCCTTCAACGACGTGCGCTGCCACCCGGAGAAGCTGGCCGGCGCCCGCAGCCCGCTCGCCTGGAAGCGCCCGCGCCGGATCTTCGTCTGCCCGCGGGCGGACCTGTTCCACGATAAGGTGCCGGCCGATTTCATCCGCGCCGTCTTCGACGTCATGGCGGCCTGCCCGCAGCACACCTTCCAGGTTCTCACCAAGCGCGCTGCCCGCATGCAGTTCCTGCTGTGGTCGGAGTTCGATTGGCAGCCGCTGCCGCACGTCTGGCTCGGCGTCAGCGTCGAGGACCAGGCTGCCGCCGACGAGCGGATCCCGCTGCTGCTGCAGACGCCGGCGGCGGTGCGGTGGATAAGCGCGGAGCCGCTGCTCGGGCCGGTCGATCTGATGGAGGCGTTCGATAGCGTCCCGTCTTTGGACTGGGTCATAGTCGGCGGCGAATCCGGCCCGAAGGCGCGGCCGATGCATCCGGCCTGGGCACGTTCGCTGCGCGATCAATGCGCGACCGCCGGCGTGCCGTTCCTATTCAAACAATGGGGTGAATGGGTGCCATACGAGCATGATGCCCAGCCGCCGTTCCTGTTCTCACAGCATGGCGATTTCTTCGATGCGCACGGCCTTCCGGATTTTGAGTCTGGCGACGACTGTAAAGGCTGGCACAACGATTTCTCAAGCCGGATCCTCGCTAGAAAGGTCGGCAAACGCACCGCCGGCCGCCTGCTCGACGGCGTGCTGCACGATGAATATCCGGAGGTTCTGCCGTGACGCTAGTTCCCTGCTCCGTTATCAATCCGGTAGCGAGCGTCAGCATCTGCCTCATTGATGGCAATGGCTTCAGAAGGAAGCGCCTTGTCTTGGATTTCAAAGAATTCGTCTCCGAGCGTGCAGGACCAACGCCAGCGCCCACGACTCTCGTGAGTGTCGATGGTGTAGGCGACCCCCTTGTATTCACGGTTGTAAGTTCCCATGGAGCCCTCCGATGATTGAACGGCCAATTCTATTCTCTGGCGGCATGGTCCGCGCAATCCTGGAAGACCGCAAGGCGAAGACGCGGCGGATCGTGAAGCCGCAGCCGACCATCACACCCCTTGACGACGGGCGATACGACGCAGCCTGGGGTGGCAGATTCGCCCTCGTCTGCAGCACACCAGGAGAATGCCTCTCGCCGTGGAGCCCCTACGGCCAGCCAGGCGACCGGCTTTGGGTGCGCGAGACGTTCAGCGAGTTCGACACACTCAACGGAATGGTCTGCTGGTACAAGGCAGAGAGCGACGATTCGGATTACTGGCACAACGTCACCTGGCGGCCGTCGATTCACATGCCGCGCAGGCTCTCCCGCATCACGCTGGAGATCGTCGCCGTCCGCGTCGAGCGGTTGAACGACATCAGCGAGGAGGATGCCATCGCAGAAGGGATAGAGCGCCACAAGAATGGGGCGTGGAAACACTACACCGAGCCGCTGGCCTACTGCACAAACGCCAAAGACAGCTTCCGCTCGCTATGGGAACAGATCAACGGCACGGAATCATGGACCGCGAATCCGTGGGTCTGGGTGATCTCATTCAAGCGGGTGACGCCATGAGCCGCCCGCACAAGCGCCGGCCGCGCCCTGCCCGCTGCCCCACCCTGGTGGCCATGCACCTGGCGCCAGAGGTGGGCCTCACCGAGCGCCTGGCCATCGAGGGCCTGGCCGGCGGCTGGGCCAAGCCCCGCCAGTTCGACGTGCTGGCCGACTGCCGGGATCTGCTCACCGTGGCCGCGAACCACAAGGGCGACCAGGCCACGCTCGCCGTGTGCGACCTCGCCGGCATCGCCCTGGAGAACATCCGCGACCGTTACAAGGACCGCGGCCGCCTCGGCGCCACCGGCGACGAGCTGCGGGCCCTGCGCACCCTGGCCGACGTCTCCGAGGACTTCTGGAAACGCCAGAGCGGCGAGCTGTTCCGCGCGGCGAACGCGGAGCTCGATCGCATGCGCGATGGGCAGGGTGAATCGTGATCGCCGCCCTGCTGCACACATTGCCGCCGGAGCATCCGGCCAGGAACGCGCCGCTGGCCGGCTGTTACTACCGCTGGCAGCACGCGAAGAAGTGGCAGGCGGTCAAGCCGGCGTTCGGCATCGCGGGGAACACGTTCAACGAGCTGGGGCCGGCGTGGACGGACAACGACGTTTTTTGTTGGAGCCCGGAGCAATGACCGTCTACGTCGACGACATGCGCGCCCGCTTCGGCCGGTTGGTGATGTGCCACATGATCGCCGACACCGAGGATGAGCTGCACGCGATGGCCAGTCGCATCGGCATCCGGCGCCGCTGGTACCAGGGCGACCATTACGACATCTGCCTGGCCAAGCGCGCCCTGGCCGTGCAGCACGGCGCCGTCGAGGTGACCATGCGCCAGATCGGCTGCATGGCAATGCGGCGCCGGGCAACGGGCCGGCTGGGATCGCCGGACGAGGCGATTGAGTGGGTTCGCAACACGTTCGTCGGCCACCCGCGCCGCGCCGGAAAAACAGCCATGGCGCACTTGGTGGATGGGCATGGCTGAAATGACCGTTACCCGTCCCGTCATCCGATACCACGGAGGCAAGTTCCGCCTGGCCCCGTGGATCATCGGCCATTTCCCGCCACACCGGAGCTACGTGGAGGCCTTCGGCGGGGCGGCCGGCGTGCTGGTGCAGAAGCCGCGCGCTTATGCGGAGGTGTACAACGATCTCGATGGCGACGTCGTCAATCTGTTCCGGGTGCTGCAGGGCGAGCAGACCCGACGCCGGCTGGCCGAGCTGCTGGTCTTCACGCCCTACGCCCGGGCGGAGTTCGACCTTGCGTGGGAGCCGGCTGAGGATCCTGTCGAGCGCGCCCGTCGCCTTGTGGTGCGCGCCATGATGGGCTTCGGCTCTGCCGGCGCGACGAAGGGATCGACGGGCTTTCGCATCGACACGAAGCGAGAGTACGAGACGGCGCAGCATACCTGGGCGATGTATCCGTCCAACCTTGCGGCGGTTGGCCAGCGCCTCACGGGGGTGCTGATCGAGAACAGGCCGGCGATCGAGGTGATCCTGGCTCACGATACGCCTGAGACGCTGCACTACATCGACCCGCCCTACCTGCACGAGACGCGCTGCCGGGTAAATCCGAAGAACGCCAACCGCGGCTACCGGCACGAGATGACAGACGAGGACCATTTGGCGCTGCTCGATGCGCTGCGGGGGGGGGTAAAGGGGATGGTGGTGCTGTCCGGATACGCATCCGAGCTTTACGACCGAGCCCTCCCTGGGTGGGAGAAGCGAACCACCACAGCGCGGATCTCGGCAGGAAGAGGCACCTCCTTGCGGCGGGAGGTGCTGTGGCTCAATCCAGCCTGCCAGCACGCCCTGCATGGCCGGCACGGTCTCTTTGCTGCAGCGCTCTGACTCAATGACCCGCGCCGACGCCGTCGATCGCCTCATCGAGATCCTCGCCGAGCGGATCGTGGCGGAATATCTTGACGAGCTGGCGGCCCTTGAGTCCCCGGCGCCGGCGCAGGATACTGTTACACATGACAACCTCGCACACTCAACGCGCGGCCAGCTACAGCCGGTACAGCTCGGATAACCAGCGCGACACCTCGATCGACGACCAGGAACGTCTGCAGGACCAGCGGGCGGCGGCGCTGGGCATCGAGATAGGCTTGCGCTTCTCCGACCGCGAGATCTCGGCATCGGTGCCGACCATCCAGCGCCCGGGCGGCCGCGCCATGCTCGAGGCGGCCCATCGCGGCGAGTTCGACGTGCTGATCATCGAGTGCCTGGACCGCTGCTGGCGCGACATCATCGACCAGGAGCAGGTGATCCGCGGGCTGGAGTTCGCCGGCATCCGCATCATCGGCATCTCGGACGGCTACGACACGCTGCACGAGGGGCGCGAACTGCCACGGGTGGTCTACGGCGCCGTGAACCAGGAATACCTCCGTGCCCTGGCAAAGAAGACTCACCGCGGCCTCACCGGCCAGGTGTGCCGCGGCGGCCACGCCGGCGGGATGTCCTACGGATATCGGTCGATCGAGGCGTGCCAGGTGCGCAAGCTCGAGGTGGTCGAGGATCAGGCCGGCTGGGTGCGCTGGATCTTCGAACGGTACGCCGACGGCTGGAGCTGCCAGCGCATCGCGGCCGAGCTCAACCGCCTCGGCGTCCAGACCGGCCGCGGCGGCACCTGGGCGGTCTCGGCGCTCTACGGCAGCCCGCTCAAGGGCAGCGGCGTCCTGAACAATGAGCTCTACGTCGGCCGGTACATCTGGAATCGATCGAAGTGGGTGATCCACCCGGAAACGAAGAAGCGCACGCGCCTGGACCGGCCGCGACATGAATGGATGGTCGAGGAGCGCCCGGAGCTGCGAATCCTGCCGGACGATCTCTGGGCGGCAGCCAGGGCGCGCATGGACGGCGGCCGGATGGGCAACGGTGGCAAGGGCAGCGGCCCGCGGCCGCGGACCCTCCTGGGCGGTCTGATGAAGTGCGGGATCTGCGGCGGTGCCGTGATCGCCATCAACAGCCATAAATACGGCTGCGGCATCCACAAGGACCGGGGGGCATCTGTCTGCACCGGGGTCAGTGTGGGCCGCACGGCCACCGAGCGGCGCCTGATGGCGGTGGTCCGGGCCGAGCTGCTCGCCCCGGCCGCGGTGGTCAAGCTGCGGAAAGAGGTGGGGGTGGTGCTGGCCAGGCGCCAAAGAACCGCCGCGGAGGCCTCCTGCGCCGCCAAGGCTGCCCTAGCAGGCCTGGACAAGGAGATCGCCCGCCTGGTGGATGCCATTGCAGCCATGGGCCATTCCGAAGCTCTGACGGCGCGCCTGAAGGCCGCTGAAGCCAACAGGATGGAGCTGGCCAGCCGCCTGGCGCCCAGGAAGCCCGGCGCCGAGCTGAAGATCGATGACCTCATGGCCCGCTACCGTCGCCAGCTGCTCGCCATCGAGACCGCCCTCAACGGTGACATCGAGCAGGCCAGGCCGGCGCTGCGCGCCTTCTTCGGCGAGATCTCCATCTCCCAAAACGACGAAGGCGCCTGGGCCACCTTCTCCGTGGATCCCGGGCGCCTGCTCTTGAAAGCGATCGGCGTTTCTGAAATTGGTTGCGGGGACTCGATTTCGATTCCAGAGCACCACCGCATCAGGCTCAGGTAGCACCTCGGGGCGACCGCCCCACCCTTACCTCCCATCACTAGGATCGACGCATCACCAAGTGCGCTCGAGATC